ACCATCGTATACCTTATAATCCGTACCATCTAAAATATATAGTTTATTATTATAGTTAAATCCTCTTGTTATATTATTTGTTATAGTTCCTAATGCGGTAAAAACTCCTGTATCTAAATCTAATGAATACAATGTAGTTTCAACAGCAAATATATATTCAATAGTAGAACCCTCAAATGTCAACAAACAATTAACAGGATTACTCGATATATCAAAGAACAATGCAATAGTACCTAAAACTTTATCCAATGCGCCTTGATCGTCAGATAGCATATTAAGCATATCAGGTGATTCTATCTTGTTTATTTGGTTTGCATTAGTAGATAGATTTATCCCTGCAAATCTCTCAATATCTAAAGTATTCTCTTTTGGTGGACTACCTCGTCTACGTCTTACAGGATATGCCATATTACCAATTCCTTACATTAATTATTGATTGGTCGCCCTCTTCTATAACCTTGTTTTCGTTTATGTTATTTATACTGATAAAAGCATTATCTTGTAATACTCCTGATCTGAAATCATCTTCATCGATTAATAAGTCAGATGCCAGAAGCATACATAACGCATCTACTGTTTCATCGGTTATATCTATTATATTAGCATCAAACTCAGTAGGGTTGGATAATGAAGCTTGAGGAATTATAGTTGGTTTAGCATAGTAGTGTACATTAAACTGTCCTTCATCATCCCATGCTATTGAAATAGTTTTAATATCGCCCTCTTCTGTTCTGAATTTATATTTTGGATAACCTTCTACAATACTAAAAGGATATTCTCTCTCTACTCTAGATACCTGTGAGAACGTCTCAGGTAGCGTGTAGTCAACATATGGTGTAAATTGGGGGCATAGACTATCATCTTTGTAATTCTCTGCAAACAAAGCTACAAACCTATACAGATAAGTAAACTCTCCGTCGAATCTTATCCTTACATTATTAGCAGTATCTGAGATTCCTGTTTTGCCTTTAATATTTATGAATTTAGTTTCCCCATCTAATGGAGTTATCGTATCGACTGCACTTACAGTTTTTGTAAGTTGTGTTAGAGTTTTTACATATTTAATTAGTTCAGTCCATACTCCTAATATTTCTTCTTCTATAAAAATAGTAGCATAGTTATTAACATCAAAACTAAACGCTCTTGCACCTGTACTTTCAAATGATATTTCTTCCGTAAATACTTCGTTTTCGAAAGTACTCGCGACAAGATTGTTAGGATTGTTTTGAGCAAACGAAAAATCCCTTATTATATTTTTTGTATCTCTAGCTATAGCAGCTTGATGTACATTTATTAAAGGGTTAAAAGATATATTATAATCAATATCAGAACTTAACTCACCATTAGTTGAGTATTCTCTCATTAAATTTAAAGTTCTATTTTTTACCTCTGCTACTGTTGTGCTCATGATTTACCCCTTTGTTGGTTTTGTAGGAGTTGGTTTTTTGGTTGCTGGTTTACTTACTGACTTCTTATTCATTTCAATAAGCAAATCCATTATATTGAGCAAAATCTTTTCTGTTTTATTATTTCTTCCAATATTGGTTCTATCAATTTCGTACATTATATCTCCTTAAAAAGGGGGGTGATTAACCCCCCATGTTTTTATGATTCTGGTCTACCCATTGCAATACCTGTCCAAATATCTGTAGGTGAACAAATAAATCTAGCATAAGAATCCCAGTTGTTCTGTCTACGATTTACAGCAAGATTGGAACTTATTTCTAAGTCAATTCTATCCTGGAATACGTAAGGTTGCATCTTCTCTATATGTGCTTTATCCATCATGTACCAGAAGCTTTTTCCTGCTACTAATCCAGTTGGTCTTTCTAAGAAATCCCAGAATGTTACATCCCATCTACCCATATGATAGTTACCACTTAGATTAGGGGATGTTGGATTACCGTCACCGTTTAAGGCTTCAAGTACATCTTGCATCTGGTCACCATCTACATCAGTCGAAAATGGAAACAATAGAGCATTACCTTTAATGTTTATCTTCTTAGGTCCATCTGCACCAGCTACCTTTTGATTATTTAATCTAACTTCCATTTTTGTTAGATTATCATAAGTAAACTGTAGATCGTGTAGGTTTGATTGAGTCGCACCAGCACCGCCTACTATATACGGATGAGCTTGAGAGAATAAACTCTGTCCATCACCACTAGCGATATTAAATACTTTGCCAGCAAAAGTCATTGTGGTGCCTACGGTAGAAATCATTCTTGCTCCGTACTCTTCTCTTGTGTTCCAGTATGAATCTACTAATGAAATTGATTGGCGTTTAACAATACCCATCTTACCATCGTCGATCATTCTCCTAGTAAGTGATATACTATTATCCCATTCTACTTCATTTTCAACAGTTTTTTCGTACCCAACTTGTGTGCTTGATTCTGGAATTATACCATTTTCACCGTTAGGTCTCATGTTACCTATCTGTGTTTGACTTGAAAACTTTTCAGCCCATTCATCAGATGTTACCATTGGGAATATATGTTCTAATAAAGAACGTTGTCTTGCTGCTAAATTGGCTTCTTCCATAAACCTTTTTACAGGTGCTTGGCTCTTACCGAAAATAGTATCTTGTAATCCACTTGATGCACTAATTATCATTTATCTCACCACCCTATACAAACTGTCCACGTACTGTGGATAGTGTCGCGCCGTCGGTTTCAAGTATTCTGAAAACGCCAGCAGTTGCAACGATAGTAACTTGTACTCCGTCAGTATGCAGTGTAACTAAAGTTCCTACTTTAGCTGCTACTAGTTGTCCAGTAGACTTAGCTTCAAATATACTATCTTTCCTTATAGCAAGTACAGCAATGTTTGCATTTACTCCATCACCTGTTATAGCTTCTTGGCATATATACAATTGCTCTCCTGCTGAGGTAAAATCTGCTATTATTAGCTTTCCAGAGGTAAGTTTTAAAACTTCTCCTACTACAAATACAGCTGCGCTTGTACCAATAAGGTGTTGAAACGGTTGAGTATTTGCTATATTATCTCCAACATAAATCATTTTTAAATCTCCTAAATTTCGTCACCTCGTTGTAAGGCTTCACGAATGTATTTTGTTTGTTGCTCTACACTATCTTTAGGGAAAATCTTTCTAGCTCTATCTCTTTGGTCTTGGGTTATATGTATTTTATCGATACTCCCAGCTGTTGAGTTCTTTTGTACATGACTTTGACCTCTGACCTCATTAATAGCTTGCTGTTTAGCTTTCGACTGATTTCCATTAGTAATAGTGTCTAGGTTAGCTACAGTATATGCCTTTTTATAGGACATACCTAGCGATAAGTTTTCTAATATCTCTGAATAATTAGGCTCTGTGCTTAAATCCTCTATAGAGTTTAGATTTAAACTATAAGCAGTATTTAACTCACTGATTTCAGACGCGTTCCGTCTTTCTGCTTGTAATATTGCCTTAACTTCAGTTTGTATGTCTACTGTAGGTTGTGAGAAATTACGCATTTCAAACTCAGCTTTAGCCCTAGCTTGGGCTTGAGCTGGTGTTATACCACCGCCATCCTCATATATCTTTGCTACTGTATCAATCTTTTTTTGGTCTGAAATAGCTTTCCTATATTCGGATTCGGTTTTTATATCTGTTCTGCCAACCTGAGCAGCTTGTTCAGCATAATAACTATCCCTTTCAGTTTGACCGCTTTCTAATTCTTTAACTCTTTCCTGACTTTTAGCAAGTTCTCTCTTGGCTTCCCTTGCTTCAAAGCCTAATTTAGAATTTTCGGCATGTTCTTTAACTTCTGGTGCTAGGTCACTCTCTACACTAGGGTTTAAAGTTTCTTCGTCGGATGGGGCGACTACATCTACACCATCAGGTTGCACATTTTCCACTACTATAGGCTCAACTACTTGATCCTGTACTACCTCGTTTATATTATTTTCCATTCCTATTTCCTATTCTTTGTCGCATGAACACCGCCAGTTGGTAACTGCCTTAAGTCTTTTCCTGTTAATGGATTACGGTTAGCTTTTCCCATACCATCTTTCTGATATGTTGCCTTGATTGTTCCAGCTCCACCAGTAGACTTAATCATTTTTTCTTTCATTTTTATTCACCACCTTTCGCTTGTTCTATAAATTCTTGCTGTGTTTCCACAGGCATTTGCATAAATTTTATTAAAACATCAGGAGTAGGCTGACCATCTTCACCTACTGCTAATCCGCTTAGTATGCTTAGTATTGAAGCTAGTTCATTTTCCTGTGCTTCGGTCTGTTGTAACATAAACTTAGCAGGAGGGAATCCTAGTTTGTCTAGTAGCTGCCATAATTCTTTTGGTTTTATTGCTCCAAACTGTAGGAGTGCAATTACTTGCTCATACCAGAATGTTTTATCTTTTGGTAGGTTAGCGTTCATCTCAGCTTTGAAGATAAAGTCTGTGTTATAGAACCAATTATCTACATCCTTACCATCTTCCTTATGTGTAGTTCCATCTTTATAAAGAAGTTGGTGCTTATCAAATATTTTATATGCATCTTTGCCCTGCGTATTAGTAGTTATATAAGGTCTTTTCTCATGTGTGAAGCATAAGTCCATGTAGAACATTAACCTATATATCTGTTCGTAGAAATCCATCTTATTTTTATCTTTAGACTGGAATCTACTATCAGTTTGATTTATCTGTAACTGTTTAGCTTTACCACTTCTAGCGGATGGATCGGCTTCACCTCTAAAACTAGGTGTAATTCCTATTGATTTTTCTGCTATAGCTGTTTGGAAATTAACCCACCCTATTTCTTCGTTTGCAGAAGTCTGTATGTCTACAACTCTTATTTGAGCTAGTTTTTCAGGATTGCCCTTAAATACCTTATACGTTTCATTACTTAAAACTTCATTAATACCATTAGGCATTGTTATTACTGTACCAGCAGTAAGCAATTTCTCTTCACCTTTACTAGATGCTTTCTTAACTGACTCCTGCTGATCTTTTATCGTATCAACATCACTACGACCAGGGAACGAAAAATTCATTGGTACATTTTTGCGTACTGCTAGAGGAAGTAATTTCGGTACAGGTATTGGTATCTTAGTTCCCTTTGGTACTATTCTTTCCTCTATGAAGGTTTTTGTTACTTCTCTTATGAATTTTTCGCCTTTTACTGTCTTACCAGTTTTAGGATCGGTAGTTTGCTCTTGCTCAACCTTTTTAACCAAAGTAGTATATGAGATTGGTTCAAGTTCTAACTTTTCATCAATAATCTCATGTGTCATTATCTTTTCTCTTAACTTTTTAGAGCCACATTCGCATTTTTCAGAGCCTTGAGGATTATCTTCTCCGCAATCTCTACATTCCATTACTCTTGGATAGTAGTATTTCGGTTTATCCTCTACTACGGTATTACCTACCCATGTAAATTTTCCTATGTCACCATCTTTATCTATATAAAATGCGATTTTCATAGTAACTAAATCATTAGTTCTACTAGTTGAATTTTGCTCTCCTGGAGTAGTAGCATCTGGAATGTCTAACTGATTAGCTTCTAGGATAGTTTCTGTTTCAGAGTCAACATCGATTCCATAATCTATGAATACTCTTTCTTTAGTAGGAGTAGATATTAAGAAAAAATAATCCATTTTATCTATATCATGTACATTATCTTGAGGAACTACCTGTTTTGGGTGATAGTGAACTAATTCTTTCTCACCTAAGTACTCATGTTGTCCTTTGTTGCTATTCCAAGTAAGTAATTCCATAGCTATACCGAACATGTAAGTATCTCTTTCATTAATATCTGACATCTTATTAATACCAAGATTATTAAAGTCAGAGAATATCTTTTCCTGTATCATCTTAGCTTGATCCTCAAATCCACCCTTCATTGACTTAACAATAGGGTCTGGAGTAGAGGTATTTACTTGAGCTTCTATAAGTTGATAAACAATATTAGGTACATTATTAGTTTTCTGTGGGTCAGTTGAAGATGTAGAATTTATATTAGCGACCGTATTTTTAGTTCCACGGTATAGCTTTTCTTGATAATCATAAGGATTATTATTTCTATCATAAGTAATATCGAATCTCGATTGCCATTTAGACAGTTGATTCATCGAATCATACTTTTTCTCTTCACCATTTATTTTATACTTAGTCTTTTTTATCATATTTCTTAATTTTGCCATATTCTCCTACTTAATTCTCTACTAACAATATAGTAAATCCACCTGATACCGCTGTGCTATTTGCTCCTACATCTGTACATGATATTTTAATGTCTGATTTTTCTGGTACTGATACTGGTACAGGATATTCGTATTGCCATGTAGAAGAGCCACCAGATGATAAACCTATTGCAGATTGAGTTCTGAATACTCCACCGAGTAAACGAGCGTTCCATGTAAGTGCTGCACTTCTACTAGTTACTCCAGTAGTTAGTCCAACGTAGCCTTTTAAGAAGTAACCTGTATGCCCAGCCGGAACACTATATATAGCCATTAACGTTTGTCCGTGTCCTATTTGTATCTTTCCTCTGATTTTTGTTACATCTGTCGGTTTGCCAAGTGTTAATGCTGTGTTCTCATAAACGTACACATTCCCTAATAACTCAACACCATTAGCATTAAACGCCCTAAAGAATCTTAATAGATTGGTTGTTAGTGCTACCCTTGTCCTGCCATCTACTGCATCGGTCGGTATTGTTTGAGTTACCTCATTCCAATCAGTGTCAAGCCCAACAACGGTTATATCTATATCGGTATCACCTATATCATCGCTTGACAAACTATCAATCGCAGCCGTAGTCGAGAATGTATATTCTCCACCTTCATCCCACACATCCTCTGGGGTTGTAGCTGTATCTACTTGTGGATTTTCTCCAAACTTCTCTATGAAAGAATAACCAGCTATTTCGCCCATGGCCACCTTTAAATAAAAACTTCTTGAATTTATATCTACATCTGGTGGCGTGAGTGCTGCTAATATTTCCTCCAACTTTAGAATTGTTTTAAATCCTGCTGACATTTATATCACCCTATCCTTTAAATCTGTTTCTATGTAATATAAGTAAATTACACCTACAATAATCTGTATATAACTTTTACACCATACGTCTTTGCACCAGCGTTTGGCCATGCAATATCTACTACATCATCAGAATCGAATACCATGGGAGAATCTGGCTGCCACGGAAAGTCTGTTAACAAAGTCATATCTTCCGTTAAGAAAATCGTGTCAAAGACTGCACTGACTCCATCATTATCTGTGAATGTTAAGTCACCTGCACCACCTGCTGCGGACAAATGTATTCTGACTTCTAATAGTTCCCATTGAGCACCTGGGGCAATAGCCATTGCAATCGCTCCCGCACCTGTTGCCTGTTGAAATACAGGTGTCAGTATGGTCGCTGCTAATATTTCTTCTAACTTTAAAATTGTTTTAAATCCCGATGACATCAAACTACCTCCAATTTAATACCCATTCTTTTCCACATTTTTATGAGTTCTTTTACTTCCCCTTTTCTAAGTGCATTCTGATAATCAATCTTCATACCAGGTCTTAGTTTGGAAATATCATATTCAACTTCTTTTTCCTGAAGTATATCCTGCTGTTTCCGTACCTGTTGACCTACCGCATCAGCCATTACCAAATCATCATGTTTTCCGCTCTGAGCATTTGGTTTGCCTTGCTTATCCTTAATATAGGTCAGCATTTCCATCAATGTAGGTATGTCTGTATAACTCTCGATATGTTCTTCAACATACGTTGCCATAGCATCAATCATTATTGGCTTAGTATTACCGTCGGTCTTATAACCATATTTCATTTCTACATCTTTAAATATAGAATCAGTCTTTGTCCTTAGATACTGGTTAGGATAATTTAATCTTTGTAACTCATCAACTACACCAGCATTTTTATTCATCTCAACACCAACCAAGGCCTTGTTATAATACATCCCCATACAATACATCTGATAGGTATATGGTGGAGAAGTCTTTATATCCATCTGTAGAGAACATACTCTATGGCCAGTAGTATTATCTATAACCTGTCCTGCGTAGCAATCTGCTCCTTCGCCAGCTGTGTCACCACCAACTACATACAGTGTATCTGTAGGAGTTTTATACATCCTTACGTGGTTATTCGACTTACTGTCTACGAATCTTATAGTATCGTTTTTTATATAATCTTTACTATCGGCATCGTTAAATTCGTAATAAAAATATCCTTCTCTGTATGGATGGACCTTATAATACTCTCTTAACTTCGTAATCCTTTGGTC